CCTTGGCTCCGTCCTCGAGGCCACCACTTAACTTATTAAGTACATCATTATTGGTAAGGCCATTCTTAGCATCGTCAATTTCTTTTTGAAGTCGCTCTTGCTCCTCTTCGGCTTTCTTCTTAGCAGCATCTGCCGCTTCCTTAGCCTTAATAGCAGCATCGATTTGAGCACCTTCATCTTTCGTTGCCAAGCGATCGTTCTTGATAAGCCCAAAGAGTGAACTATCTTCAACCCAATATCGCCCGTCATGGTTAGCCATGTAAGCGGAGCTCGTACCAGGTGCGTTTAAGTTCTTATGCGCTCTAAGACCGTTAACATCAACGCCGAGGTCTGTGCCTGCGGTCTTAGATGCATATACCGCCGAATATATGCTCTTAGCTGCGAGTCCTGCTACGGTTGCTAATGCAAGCCAAGGTCCTGCGGCTGCTATAGTAGCCAATCTCATGAACTTCAATGCACTTGTAACGGATTGAATACCGGTGATTACTATAGTAGCTTCTAAGCCGAATTTGATAAGACCTGCGATAGCTTCCTTTTGCTCTGTGGCTAGATTACTGTAAGACTTCGTTAAATCGATTGCACCTTGTGCATATTCCATAACTACCGGTAAGAGTTCTTGGCCAATCATAATAGCCAATCGCTTACCGGTCTGTTCCATATCTTTCAGTTGACGATTAAATTGCGCCGATTTCTTAGCCGCTTCATCGTCAATAACAAGGCCCATAGCACGTGCACGGTCCTCGACTTGCTTCATGGCATCTGCTGACATATTCAGCATTCCGTGAAGTTGGTATCCTGTTTTACCAAACAGTTCCATTTCAACTCGTGTCTTTTCGGCACCGTCCTTCATGTTCCTTAATCGGTCTTGAATGATTTTGAACACTTCAAGGGTATTCTTACCCTCAATCTGATCAATGCTAACACCTAGCCGGCTGAACATATCAGTAGCTAGTTTACCTTCTGCGGATGCAACTTGCATTTTATCCTGTGCGTTAGATACCGCCTTCGCAAATTTAGCGAATGCTACAGTACTAACGTCAGTAGCTACACCCATATAGTTCGCAACGGAGAGGAATGTACTAGCTTGTTCAGCAGTTGCACCTGTTAAGGATTGCATCTTCTTTACTGATAAGTTCCAAGCTAGTGCCTCTTTAGCGAGTTTAGAACCTAGACCAGCAAGACCGGCACTCGCACCAATGGCAAACATTTCATTCTTTAATTTTGAAAGCTCTGCAACTGTTCCCTTAGAGGTAGCGGCGATTTTCTCTAAACCGGCTTTTGCATTCTTATCGGTCAGTTGCACTACGATATCTACTACATTATTCGACATCCTTATTCATCGCCTCCATTTCTAATCCCTCCAATATCCACATAAGACTAAATAACATCGGATTTAGATTAATGTTATTAATCTCAGCCACTGTACGTATAGCCGGATAATCAAACCCGGCTAGTCCGCCTGAGTGGTAATTTCTTTGACTGCGTGATAGGTTATACAGTTTCATAGCCAGTTTTGAACCGAATAATAGGCGTGGTGGGTTAAAGTCACACTCGGAGCAGTCGAAGGACTGCTTTGTAGCGGTTTGTAATTCCTTACATCCCTTGCAGTACTTCGGCCTATCCGAGGACATCCACCTCCACGCCTCTTCTAGTTTTTTTCTGTTTCTTCTTGTAGTTGGTAAGTTAATGTAATGACTTCACCGGCGAAGTTCATTGCGTCCTTATCAGTTACAGTATTGAGTTGTTCGTCAGTGAGTTCGTATACATCTGTTAAAATAAAACGCATAATATCACGACTACGCACAATAGATGCTACTTGATCATCAACATCTACTGGACAATACACGAAGTCTAGACCGGCTTTGATTAATGCATCACGTTCAGTCCATGTAAGGGCTCTTGGTTTTAATTCTTTACCTTGAATATTCATAGTTACCTCCTAATGAGTTAGATTAGTAAGATGTTTGGCTGTTAACCAATTCAAATACTACTGCAGATTGACCGGCATCATCGCCATAATAGGCTTTGAATGGAAGTTCGATATTTACGCCTTTAGGACCATCGATACCAGGAGAGTTACGTTCGTAAATCAACTCAGGTAACTTAATAGTCAAGGAGTTAGTCCCTTTAGTAAGAGTTAATTCCAAGCTAGATTCAGTCCCGTTTACTGCTTTATTTAATAGGTCCATGTTTTGGAAGAAGGCTTTAATAGTACCGGATACGCCGATAATACCTGTATCGATGTAAGTACGGAAGCCTTTACCTCCGATAGCATAAGAGTCACCGTCCAAGCCGAAGTCGATATCAAGACTCATGGACAATACATTAGCTACAGTTACGCCACCTTCTTTTATGGTGGCTTCGAGGTTTTCAAATGGAGTGAATACAATAGACTTAGGTGCAGTATCGAAGGGTACCGCCGCCATAGTTTCTTTACATCCCATTACATCGATAGATGCGGTTAATTCAGAGTCACCGCCGAAGTTTAAGGACATTTTATTCATGCGTACGCCACTGAATTGTTGGTAAGTACTGATATCCTTATAGCCTTGCTCGAATGTAGCAGATGGCATATCTGGACCGATTTTAAATACGTGTTTCTTGCCAGAACCTTGTGCTGTTGTAGTTGGAGCACCAAAGCCTAGCTTTAACCAATAGCCAAATCCTAATACATCAACTGGTGGCACGATGCTACCGGATGTATCGATATTACCGCGACTAGGTGCCGCCGGATTACGTGTGCCTCGAATAACAGAGGAGTCATTCAAGTTTTGGCTAGCCTTCAAGGAAGAACTGATAATAGGCATTACCACGCCACCGGTAGATGGTGTAGTACCGAAGTCAGTTTCAAAGGCCATTGTAAGAGAAGATTGCGCACCTTGTGCACGTTTAGCTACTGCCATGTTTATCCTCCTAATATTCAACATTACCGCCAATTACGTGCGGTATTTCTATAGTGAGTGTGGCTTTACCCGGATACACCGGGCGCCACGAGATATTGTCTGTTTCATAGTCAATGTTAATGACAGGATAGTTAGGGTTAACTGCCATGATACATTCGATGAGTAATTGGCCAAGTTCGTCACACTCGAACGCTCCTGTGTATTTCACTACACGCCCTTCACGTTCTGCCTCATTTCTTACTATCCCCCATACGAGTTGTAAGGTATATGAGTATGAACTAGCCAAGCCCTCGGACTTGTTATCCATCATGATGATCACGCACGGACAATCCTCCTCAAGAGGTGCGCCGGCATCATCATAGCCGATGTAAATAGTTAAGTCCTTGCCGAAGTGTTTCATGCAGTAGTCGGTAATCTGCTGATTATCCTTAACCGCTTCCGCCCATCTGTTAGCAATGACCGCTAGTGGAATAGTTTGCATTGCTACCTCACTTTATATGCCCGCTTGCTTGACGCGAACTGAGTGCTTTTGCTGAGTGCATATTCACCGATTTTAGCTTCAAGGTAAGGTACCAACTTAGGCTGTAGGGCTATCCTCATTGGACCAAACGTCTTACGAGGTTTAATCCTAAATTCAGACTTTCCTTTAGCAAGTTGAAAGCCACCGGCAAATAATGTCTTACGCATTGGCTCTGTGATTTGTTTTGTGTAACCACGCTCAATCTGTTCGCCTAATCGTTTAGCAGACGATGATAACCACCCTACTTTGACGGATTGAGACTTAGCGTCATATTGGTAACCAACAGCTCGATACATCTTACCTAGAGGTGTATAACCAACTGTAGTCTCCTTTACGCCACCGGCTATAAGTTGAGCTCTGGATTTTAGTCCCCACCCTTCCTTATACGCCTTACCGCCATCTTGATAGGCACGCCTTACTTTAGCGCCAAACGCTGCCTCAAATTGAGCCCTCATCGTAGGTGGCATGAAGTTAGCATATTTGTGGCCACCAGGTGAACCGGATTTAATCCCGGCCTTGATTTCCTTCTGCATCATCCAACCGACTGACTTCATAGCTTTCCTAGTCCAATCCGGTTTAGTCTTAGCTATAAATTCAAGATACGGTGTAGCAGTGTCAGCAATGGTAATTGGTGAATTACTCATGGTCTTACCGTCCTAACGTTGGCCACAATTTC